TGTTGTGATTGGATGGCAATTTAGCGTCGTCGCCAACTCGCTGAAACCCAAAAGTACCGCTATCGTGGTCATCAAAACCACCACCAGAAATAGGTAACTCATGCCATACCAACATTGGATGATTTGCTTGAGCTAAATAAACATGAGTCTGGAAATCGCTTACATCTCCGTAAGACAAGGCAGCACCTTGCCAGTTGTTCGCAGTGATTGTGTAAGTAGCGTTAGCACTGTTGTCTGCGTTACGCACTGCCTTGGTAACCATCGTAGTAGATCCTACGAATAGTTTATTGTTACCAGCACTAAGTACTTCTGTACCGCCGCCAGTAACTACTTCAAATACAAACTCGACGGGATTGGTAGCGCCTAAATCGGTGTTTACTGTCGTATTAACAGGAGTCCAGCCTCGTCTTGCTCCGATACGACCGTAGCGGTCAATGACACAGTTCTGAGCTTTTAATGCAAATCCAGAAGACAGAGTAATACTTGACTCTTGTGTGTTTAATCCGAAGAAGCCGGGAGCAGCAATCGATGCTGTCTGTAGTTGACTAGCCATAATGTTTATTACCTTTTTCAAGGTTAGCCTGAACAGACAAAATCTGTAGATTCCAAGGTACATGAAGTCCGCAAACTTCTACATTATTTAACGGAACAATATGATCTACATGTTGTTTCCACGGAAATACAGTTTCTAACTGCTTTGCCATTTTGTAAAAATCTACAATTTCTAATCGTTGTTCACGAGACAACCAAGCTGGAGTTGCTTGTAACTTTCTCGCTCGTCGTGTGGCTCCGTGCATAGTATTCTTTTCTGGATATGTTTGTCTATACAATGCGTTTTTAATAGCTAATACTTGTTTATTCTTGCGACGGTATTTTGCTTTAGATTCTGCATTCTTTTCAGGATTATTTAATACATAAGTTTGTTTAGACAATAATCGTTTTTCTCTGTTATCCTTGGACCATTGAACCGAAGCAGCATTGTTGCATTTCTTACAACAATACCTAATTCCGTTCTTCATCTTTTTATCTTTACCAAATTCGCTAAAGGGTTTAGCAATTTTACACTTGGAGCAGATTTTCATACCGAAATCCAAACACCTTCCTCAATATATCTACCACTTTCAAGTGCAATAGCATCTGCTAAAGATTGTCTGTATAAAGAGTATGTTTCTCCCGATTGAACTCCATTATCTTCGCCTCGTTCAGCTTGCGCCCTAGCCAACGCACCTAAAATGACTGGCTCATGCGGAACTAACAGAATATCAGCGTTGTTTACTAATGGCTCTTGTGGCTTTATGATGTTAAAACGAAGATTATAAGCACCATTAGGAATAGGGAAAAGATCCACCTGAGTATCGCCGTTGCTGTCAGTTCCATTAAAATTGTAATATTTAGGGCTTCCTTTTTGTGGGGTTGTCAACAAGAATTGCTGATCCATCCACACAGTAGGAGCATTCATTAAAAAGAAGTTATCAGTATCGTTTAAAACATCGATAACACGAAATCTTTGTCCTGAACCAACAAGGACATAGTTAAATACATCGGCTGTTGTCGTTGCCGATAGGGTCTCAGTTAAAGCATTCCAGTTGTAAGAGTCCTCAACCATCCGCTTAGAGTCATTAACAAACCGGGCAATGAGCTTTACATAAGCGTTGTCCGAGACAGAACTAGCCTCTGGCTCACGCAAGCGGACTAGGACATCATTAACGAGTTGGATATAATTATACGAAGCCATGCGTTATCCTATCATATTTTGACTATTTTGTCAAGTAAAATCTTAACAATCCCACTTCTTTAGAGCCAGTGCTTTGCGGGTAGGTCTTCCTTTGCTGTCCTTCATAGGACCGGGAACACCGCTCATCCGTGCACAGAAGCTCTTACGCCTTTTGGCGGCTTTAGGGGACTTTTGAGCCTCTTTAGCAGAAACTGGAGGTTTGAGGTTAGCGCCCTCAGTTCGCTTGAAATAAGCCCTTCCTTTGGCGTTTAAACCGCCTTCAGGGTTCTGATATACCTTTTTAACCATTATTTCTTCTTTTTAGCAGTTTTAGCTGCTTCCTTAAAGTCTTTAGCCGTAGGAGCTCCTTTAGAGCCTACCTTACGCATCTTCTCACCAGACCCAGCAGCGATCCTACGACGCTTAGCTGCGATATTGGCGTATAGTCCCTGTTTCATTTCTTTTTAGCTTTACCAGCTTGGCTCAATGCTATTGCAATTGCTTGCTTACGAGCAGTGACTTTCTTAGGAGACTTACCAATGTTTAGTTCACCGGATTTATATTCACGCATTACCTTGCTAATCTTCTTTTCTGCTTTAGTCTTTTTCATCTACTTCTCCTATATAAACTGTTGTACGGTGCTGCGTTGTTCTAGTTCCATCGTTACAATACATCCCGGCTGAGTAGCTCCTGTCTCAATCCACACACGAATCTCATCGCCTTCGTCTAAAACTACATACGAGCCACCATCAAACTTTAAGAAAGTCTTAGCAGCTAAAGGGTAATCATAGACGATAGGTACTTCAATGTTTTCACTCTTGTCGTACCACCATGCTCTAAAGTTCTTAGCTGAGGAAGTACCATTAAAAGCGTATAATAAGTTCCATTTAGCAATCATTCGTGTTGGAACAACAAACATTGTGGTAACGGTATTAGGAGTTAAGTTAGCTCCAACGGAATGTGGTCTACTCATTTCTTAAATACCAGTTCAGCCAACCAAGTAATAAAACCGCCAAAGACTGAGGCAGCTCCCATGATAGCCCACAACGAGCCTTTAGACCTTTCAGCCATTGCCACTAACTTCTTGATGTCGTTGTCCATTGAGTTTACTTTGTTCTCTAAGTTCTCAACGGCATTAACGAGTTTACCGTATTCTACTGGATCGATGTCAGCCATGATGTTTTATTATTAAGGTAGGGTTGATACGAATTCTTTAGCCTGTTCAGCAGTCATCAAATTACCATCGGCATCCTCAAGCTGACCGCCGTTTTTTAAATATTCTTGAAACTCAGGATTTTCAGCAATGCAAGTTACTCGGCATAGACCATCGTCATCAATACGAGCGAATACTGTGCCTAATTCGTCTTGTCTAACAATCTTATAAATCATAATTCAGCACTCCATCCAAGATATGCAGAAGCATTATTACTATACATAGATGTTGCATTACCAGCAGCAAGACTGCCAGCAGTTCCAAATTCTGTAAATGCCGTATTTTCTGTGGTTAAAGTGTTATAAGCTGGTACGGAATTACAAGTTACACCACTACTTGAGGCTGCAAGGACATTATAATGAGACGCTGTTCCGCTTTGCTCTAAAGCGGTTGGTCTTGTTCTCATAGTTACTGGAAAAGTATTAGTTACAAATCCGCCTACAGAAGAAGCACATTGACCAGCAACCGCTAACAATCTACTAACTGCATCTACTTTTATTCGATAATAATACCTCTGACACAAAGCCAACTCAGTTCCATAAGGTCTGTAATCAAAACTAGTGGCAGTAGAGCCTACTTCGAGTTGAACTCCTGTGATGTAGAAGGTAGCTCCGTTTGTGCCGACTAAACTGGTTTGTCCTGTTACAGAACGCAGCAAAGTTGAACCCCAAGAGCCAGCAGAGCCAGTTGTGCTTGAGCCAGCACCAACACTAAATGATTATCGGTCAGCCATGTTCCGCTTGTATCGCCAGCAATAGTTACAGTTTTATCTTCAAATGTGTTAGCTGAGTTAATGGTATAGGAAAACACATAACACCGATTACCAGCAGAGTTTGTAATAAACCCACCAAAAGTTCCAGTTAAGCTAGAGCGAACCTTAAATGATATGGTAATGGTCTTAGCATTAGCAGTTCCCCATCCTAAATCAGCAACATTAAATCCCTCAATAGACTGCATAACACCAAAATGCTCTGTAGAACCTATTGTGTATGCTGATAAAGAAGTAACTAACTGGGAATTAATAAAACCAGCAGGAGCAACTGTGCTACGCTGAACGCTTATTTTGCTTCCTGTTGCTGAACTTGCTCTAGCAAACCATCTATCTAAAACATAATCGCTTGCGTTTGTTCCAGTAATCGTAACACTAGCACCAGCATTACGCTGGTCGATACTCATATTTCCGTTTATCACACGATTTTTGAATCCTGTAACTGGCACAAGATACTCAGAAGTATCTGCACCGCCATAAGTAGGGGTTGTTATTCCGTTTGTGCCATCTAGCGTGATAGGCATTATGC